TGCCAGCAACCCCAATGAGCTTTCCCTCTCAGATGCAATAACAGGCACTGGCTGCTTTGCTAGAGACTCTGTAGTGGTTACAGGTGGTGATGTTGTGTTCCTGTCTGATGCAGGTGTTAAGTCCCTCATGCGCACCATCCAAGAGAAGAGTGCTCCCATGCGGGACATCAGTGCCAATGTTAGGGATGATCTTGTTTATGAAATAACCTTGGAAGATGCTGACGAGATTAAGGCGGTGTATTCCGATAAGGATGCCTTCTACTTGTTGTCTCTTCCCGCCCGTCAGTTGGTCTATTGCTTTGACATGAGAACAATGCTGGAAAACGGGGCAAACAGAACAACAACATGGGAAGGGCTTGTACCCACCTCTTTTAAGTATTTACGTAATAAAGACTTGATGGTGGGCAAGGCAGGCTACATGGGCAAGTATGATGGCTACAAAGACAACACAGATAGCTACTTGATGCGCTACTACACCAACTACTTTGACTTCGGAGCACCAACTGTAATTAAACTAATGAAGAAGGTTGGCTTAACAGTTATTGGTGGGCAGGGCTACGGAGTTGTCTTGAAGTTTGGCTTTGACTATAGTGATATTTTAAACAGCCGTCAGTTCTCACTAGCTAATGCAGCTGTTGCAGAATATGCCATTGCTGAGTATGCAATTGGTGAATATGGTGGGTCTGCCTTTGATAATAAAGTTATTAACATTGGCGGTTCAGGTAAGGTTATTCAACTAGGGTTTGAAACAACAGTGTTTGAAAAGCCTGTCTCCATTCAAAAGCTAGATGTCTATGTTAAAACAGGAAAGACTAGGTAATGTCAAACTATACTAAAACAACCAACTTCGCCGTTAAAGACGGTTTGGTTACAGGTAACCCCAATAAGATTATTAAGGGTACTGAAATTGATACTGAATATAACAACCTTGCTTCAGCCATCAGCTCCAAAGGCGATGCTAATAACGGAGCCTTTACAGGAAGCGCAACAATGGTTAATCTGACAGTGTCCGGTGTTTTCACAGCAACAGTAGATGGCGGGAGTTATTAATATGGCTGAATTCGATTGGACTTCACTAATCAACCCTGCTGTACAGGCACTAGGGGCAACCTACGCAGCTAACCAAGCCTCCGGAAATGCAGCCACCTCCGGAGCACAAGCCGCTCAGATGGCTCAGTTTCGCCCTGTAGGGGTAACAACACGTTTTGGAACCTCTGGCTTCCAGTATGGGCCACAAGGAGAGCTTACAGGGGCTGGCTACCAAGTTGCTCCTGACATTGCTGCAATGCGTGAGGGGCTTATTGGCATGGCTGGTACAGGCCTGTCGCAGGCTCAGCAGCAGCAGGCTTTCCAGCCACAGGTGACAGCAGCTGGTCAGGGGTTGTTTAATCTGGGTCAGGGCTATGTTGCTCAGAATCCTCAGATGGCTGCTCAGAACTGGATGACACAACAGCAAGGGCTCTTGGCTCCCGGTCGTGAACAGCAGCTTGCACAACTCACTAATCAGCAGCAACAACAAGGCCGTATGGGGCTGGCTACCGGAGCAACCTCCGCAGGCTACACAGCAGGTGGTCAAGGCCTCCAAGCGGCTAACCCACAGATGGCTGCGTATTACAATGCAATGGCTCAGCAGGATGCTCAGCTGGCTGCTAATGCTCAACAGGCAGGACAGGCACAGACAACCTTTGGTCAAGGCCTAATGACAGGTGGGTTGAACCTAACAAATGCTGGCTACGGCTCTCAAACAGCTGCTCTAAACCCGTTCACTACAATGCTGCAAGGGGCTCAGAATACAGAGAATCTTGGTATGAATGCTCTTACACAGGGTCAGTCTCTTGGATCTGCCTCAGCAGCAAGCAACCAAGCAGCAGCTAGTCAATATATGGCAGGCCAGAACACAGCTAACGCAGCCCAACGAGCAGCTATTACAGGTGGCATCGCTGGTCTCTCCGATCCAATTGCAGCACTAATTGCATCGCTAACTAAGTAAGGATTATATGGCTACAGCACCAAGTTTATTCGGAGGCTCTTTGTCTCCACAAGAGATGCAGAATCAGCTGTTGAACCAACGGGCTTCCTCATTCGCTCAATTAACCCCTGACCAGCAACTAGGGCAAATGGCCTACAAAGCAGGCTCCTCAGTGGGTACGGGCCTTGCAGGGGCCTTCGGAGTTGATGTGCAAGACCCGATGATTAAACGGGCTACCCAAATAAGAGAATTGGCTAGTCAGTTTGATACAAACACGCCGGGGGGCATGGCACAATACGCGGAAGCGTTACGCGCTGTCGACCCTGAAATGGGGCTGCGGGCTGCTCAAAAGGCTATTGAAATGCGCGGTGCTCTTTCAGATGTTAAAAAGAAAGAACTTACTACCTCTCAAGAAGCCTCTCTTCGTAAAGAGCTTGAGTCTCTAGGGCCTGACGCGACTCAAGCGGATATTATGGCAGTGGTTACTAAGTATGGGTCTGCTGATAAGATTCTTGCGCTGTTACAAAGTTCGGCTGATAAAGCTGTTCAAAGCCAACTGCGCCTTGACAAAGCAAAGGAAGATAAAGAAACAAAGATTGAGGCTGCGCGTATAGCAGCGGATGCGAAGGTTGAAGCTGCCCGCCTTGCTGGAGACACTAAAACTGAAATTGAAAAACTTAGAATTCAAGGCCGTAAAGAGGTAGCTGATTTAATAGCATCGCTAAAGGGGGAAAAGCCCCTTACTGAGTATCAAGGAAAAGCCCTTACTTTTGGAACACGGGCAGCAGATGCTAACAATGTTCTCAAGTCGCTGGAGGGTAAATATAATACTCTTTCTTCTTCCTACTTGCCTTCTTTCCTTAATTCAACAGAAGGTCAGCGAGTGCAGCAGGCTCAACGTAACTTTGTAAACGCTGTTCTTCGTCAGGAGTCTGGCGCAGCAATTTCTTCTAGTGAGTTCGATAACGCAACTAAGCAATACTTTCCACAGCCCGGCGATAAACCAGAAGTTCTTACCCAAAAGAGAGAGAATAGGGAGCGTGTGATTAAAGGATTTGCAAAACAAGCAGGCCCCGGCGGTAAAGATATTGAAGAGGCTTTCAAAACACCAATTCCTTCATTGGCTCCTTCGCCCACTAGCGGTGCTACGGGTGAATGGGGGATTGTAAAGAAACAATAAGGACATCATGGCAACCTATACGATTACAGCTCCTGACGGCAGTTCATACGATGTGACAGCTCCTGATACGGCTACACAGGAAGAGGTGTTGGCTTATGCTAAAAGCAATTACCAGAAAGCAGCTCCTGCGGCTGCCCCTCAACAACCACAAGCGGATTTCCGTCAAATCCCTACAGGCCCCGGAGCTAATCTAACACCCTCTGTTCCACAAGAGCGAAGCTTTGCTGACCAGTATATCCGAGCACCTATTGAAACAGGTCTTGCTTTGGCTACAGGCTCAGTGGGTAGTGTTATTGGACAAGGAGCCGGTATTGTACAAGGCATCTTCGGTGGGCGTTATGGCACTGCTGAGGGTGCACGACAAGCACAGCAGACAGCCAGCGATGTTTCTCAGCAATTCACCCGTATGCCTCGTGGAGAAGCAGGACAAGAAATGCTTGGTCAGGTTGGTCAGTTTCTTGAACCTTTGGCTGGTGTTCCTATTCCTTTGATGGAAAGTGCTTCTAGGGCTGTTGCTCCGTTGGCTAGAAACCCCGCTACAACCCTCAGAGCTGGTGTTGCTCCTGCACAGGAAGCAAGGGCTGCTGCACAGGCTCAGAAAGCTTTGACAGCTTCTGAACTAGACTATCAGAACGCTGCCCGTATTGATACGGTTAAAGCTGCTCGTGAGCTGCCTGAGCCTATCAGCTTCAACCCTTCGCAGTCTAACCCCACAATGCGAACAAAGACAACCACGACTCTTACAGGGCAGAATGCTGTTGATAAAGCAGTGATGACGGCCAATAAGAATAAGTGGGCTAATAACGCGAAGGTTGACTTAGGGGTGTATAAGGATGTACGCCTAACCCCTGAAGTGTATAAAGCAATTAGGGACAAGGCTGCGGCTCCTTATCGTGAGATTGAGAAGCTAGGGGTTCTTGCGCCTACTGAAAATGTTATGTCCTCTATTAGAAACATGGAGATTCCTGATCTAATTTCTGATCCACGCGCAGGGGCAGCTGTTCAAGGTCTTATTGAAAGAACCCTTCTTAAAGTTGATGAAGGAATGAATGGCAAACAAGCCCTTCAACACGTTAAGCAGCTTCGTAATGAAGCCAATAACACCCTGTCTGCTGAATCTAAAGGTACAGAGATTAGTCCTTCCGCTCGTGCTCAGGCAGATGCAAAGAAGATGCTTGCCAACGCCATTGAGGACTTGATTGAGCAAAACACTCCTGCTGATAATCCCCAGCTTCTTGCTGATTTTAGAAAGGCTCGTACTGAGATTAAGAAGTCCTATGATTATGAGTCGGCAACCGATCCAAGTACAGGCCTTGTCGATCCTTCAAAGCTTCCTGAAAATATGACAGGCATTGGTGGAACTATGCGGCAGATCGCTGCTAACTTCCCCGACACATCAAGAGTTCACCCAACAACAGGAAACACCCTTGTTGCTCGTGTCTCTCGTTCTGGGGCAGCTGGAACAATTGGAGCTGGTCTAGGCTCTTTGACAGGCTTCGGTATTATCCCCGGAGGTATTGCTGGCGCAGCTATTGGCGAGGTCATTGGGGCACGGTCAGCACGTAGAATGGCAACCCCTGAGTATCAAGCACAACGCGCAGTACCTGCGGATCGTCGTATTCCTTATGTTGAACCCGCAGCCACTCCTGTAGCCCCTCAAGGGCAGCTTGGAAGCGGTGGGTATGTCCCAGCAACACCCTTCAGAGAAGCAGGCCCCAACTGGCAATATGCACAGCCTGTAGGACAGCCTCCAGCACCTGCTGCAAGAATGTTTTCTGAACTTCCTGCACCTAGTGGTGAAGCAACCCGTCAGATGATTTTGAATGAGCAGAATCGACAAGGGGCTATGTCACGTACCCTTGGACAGCAACAAGAGGCCGCTCAAGCAGCTCAAGAGGCCGCAGCAGGCTATGGACAACGAAGGGCCTATCAAGCCCCCGAAGCCACCACAGGAGCAGCTCTTCCGGTTGAGCAATCAATCACCACAGCAGCTCAGAAGGTTGCTTCTGGTCAGTTGTTTAATATGTCGGCTGCTGAGAAGGTTGCTTGGAACAAGACTAAGACAGATATACAGGAAATTTCCCCTGCTCTGAAGGCTCTTGATTCTAAAGCAATTGCTGCGAAGATGGCTGATAGGAAGTGGGTACAGGAAACAATTAATAAGGCTCAAGAGAAGATCAAAGCATTTGCTGAAATTGAAGCCCGTGCCAGCACCATGAAGACTGCCCGTGAAGCTCAGATTAGCCGTGAAAAGATGATGGAGACTGTTCAACAGCTCCAAGACACTCTTCAAGCTCGTCCAAGTCGCCGCTCAGGTCAAGGCCCTGTAACCCGTCAGTTTCAACAAGAGAATCCAACCAACCGTCTTGATATATCGTTTGGTATGACCCCTGAAGAAATGAGAGGAAACCGATGAAAGAAGAAATGAACAAACAGCCTGCAAAGAAAACTCCGATGCCCTTGCCCATGAGAGGCAGTCGAACTTCAAAGCATAAAGCAGCTAAGAAGAAATAAGAAAAGCCCCCAAAGCTCATAAGGCTCTGGGGGCTTTTTCACGCCTATTGCATAATGAAGTGGAGGGCTA